AACAGACGGTGATACTGGCACTGGTGTAAGTTCTCAAATTATTTTTGATAATAAGAGTTGTTTTAAGATGGATGTGGTATCTGCTGGTGGGGGCAACTCAGCCTCTCGTACATTGGTCATTGGATCGTTTCAAACTAATCCGAACGTAGTTTCAATAAAATTGTATCATGATACTCTTGGAACTTTGGCTGCTGTAGATTATTTCGAATTAGTATTACAAGCAACTAGCTATAGATGTTCAATTCGGTGGGCGTCTGACGGTTTGTATATTTATGATGGGGCTTCTTGGAATGAGGTCGGTACAAATCTGGTACAGATAGATACTTGGCAAGAATGGACATTTAGTTGGACACAACAAGTGGCTGGAGTTGTGGATGTATATCTTAATAATGTGTTGCAAGCATCTGCTGTAGATTGTAGCGATAGTACGGCTGGTACTACTGGAACAACTACAATGACACAGAGAGGGACCACAGTTATAGGGCTTACCTACATTGATTGGTTTAAAGCAGGAAATGGATTTCGATATGGTGGTGAAACGTGGACAATAGAAGAAGGTGGTGTTTTAACTGTCAGAACTGATACTCGGTGGCATGCTAATTCACCCGCATCAATGGTGGGCTCATTTGGTAATCAGACCATTACCGATGGTGAGATTATTTATGACGGTAGAGATGTTCGTTGGTTGGCTTTTGATTCTGGTAGTAGTACTGTTCCTGCAATCGGTACATCGATAACACAAGCTGGAGTTAGTTCGAGTTATTTGCTTGGTGTTTATTCGTCACTTACTGCTGCCCCTACTGCGGTTGGTGCGTCAATGCCAGCAACAGGATTTATTAAATTTAGAGAAGTTACTGGCGCGTTTGTTGCTGGCGCACTTACTGGAATAACTGCCTCTGCTACAGGGGCAGATGTAACTGGGTGGATAGAAGTTGTGGCAGATAGTGCGTCAACCATTACTGTTCCTAGATTTGGTACTCATACAATTCGTGGTGATTGGTTTTTTCTTAGTGATACAACTGGTGCGGTTGGTCAAGTCATTCAAATACCGACCAATGGTGGTGGTGCTTCAACTTATTGCCCTGGTGTATGGATAGAAACTGATTCAAGTTCAAATGAATATGAATATTGGCCCGCATTGAATGGGTCTACCAATGGTTGGGCAAGAGCACATTTGGGAGCCCCTTATGGTGCTACAGATAGGAGACAGAATTTCGTTAAAGACATTGGTTCAGGCCAAATACAAATAGGAGAAGCATCTGATTTATCTGCAACATATGCAAATGTTGCTGCTCAATCTTCAACCTATGCAAGTACATCATACTCATGTACCTATTCGTGGTCTGGAAATGTTGTAACTGTTTATTATTCTTCTGGTCATTTATTGAAAACAGGTCAGCAGGTTTATTTGGATTTTACTAGTGGTGGGGCTACTGCATATGATGGTACTTATACCATAACAGTTACCAGTGCCTATTTTTTTACTGTACCATTGGCTGGTAGTGGTTCATCAGGATCAGTTACGGCAAGACCAGGGTTTACTATTACATTTACTTCTCATTCTTTGGGTGTTGGTGATAGTGTTTATTGTGATTTCACAAGCGGTGCTGGTGTTGACGGTTCATATTCTATTTACGGTGTTACTGGGACTGGTACTTATTTAATAGAAGCACCGCATTCGTCAGCTACTTCAGGAAATGTTTCAGTATATTCTCGTTATGAAATTACGTATGCATCACATGGATTGGCTATAGGAAATAGAGTATATTTAGATTTTACAAGTGGTGCTGGTGTGGACGGAATTTACACAATAATTGAAGTTCCTACTTCCAGTACATTTAGAATCGTAGCTAACAATGGTGCTTCTGCTGACTCTGGAAACGTTACCATAAAACAGACAATTGGTAATATCCCAGCATCAGGATGCAGGGTAAAAATACCGAATGTTTTTTTGAGAGAATGTGCTACTGGTACTCGTGCATCTAATATGGTTAATGCTACAATTGCCAGTAGACCGGAATGGGCTACAACAACAGCAGGAGCAATTGATATTGAATATGCATATTCTACGTGGTACGCAAATCTTTCCCAACCATATTCTGTGCGCTCATATCATTCTTCCACATATGATCAAATAATTATATCGGAATGCGCTACTGCTTTGGATTTGAACGATACTCATCTTTCAATGTATGGCGCACTCAGTATTATAACTCTATATTTGCTTTCTAATTTTGCTGGTGGTACATTATCAAATATTAAAGCCCATCGTGGCAATACTCCAGGAAGTAGTGATCATGCTATTAGCGTAAGCTATTGCAAAGATTTAATTTTTAATTCTGTAACAGGTGGAATTATACAGTTTGCTAGATCAACCGGTAAAGGTATTCAAATTAATTATTGTTTTGGTTTGGAATATAACAATTGCAGGGTATTTAATAGCGATTTTAATATTAACACTAGTGAAAATATTACTGTTAATAATATAGATACTGTGGATAGATATATTGGTTACACCAATGCAACAACCGCATATTATTCTGTTAATATAGGTACATTAAGTGATAATATTTTGGTTGATGGAATTACGTTTGGGTTTAATGGCACAATACCGAACGTTCATCCGTACTCTGGATTGTGCTATATTGATTCTTCAAGCAATATGAGGATTAGAAATGCTGGAACTTTTGATAATAGATTAAGCTTTGGTAATTGGCGTGTTAATTTGTATGGTGGTGGATATATATATAACAGCGGTGGTAATAACGATACAATTAAAATACAAAGATGTTATGTTACTGATGTGAGAAGGGGATTAATATCGCCGATCAATTCCGATAAAAATACTGTCTATGAGTCACTATATTGTGGTTATTATGCAGAATATTCAAAGGGTATTAGTATCGTAACTGATGCTAGTCTTAACTCTATAGTCAAGGGTTGTTTGGCAGGGACTTTGGCTGCTTCTGGTTCGTCCTCTGTATATGGAAATTCATTTAAAGATCTATTCATGGGGGATGGTCGTGGTTTATTTCAATTGGCTATGAATGAACCAACAGAAGAAACAGACCAGTATTTTACTATAGTATCTGGTTCAGCTAGATTTAATTCTTCTGGCGGTGTACTGATGGCTGTAGTTGGTGATCAAGCTATTTGGGAAGATAGTTGTTTTCGTCTTGGTCATACTGGATTTATAGATACTGCTTTTGTAATGTCTGGTGGTACGTCTGGAAATTATAACGTCGAATACCAGATTGACACTGGAAGTGGGTACGGTGGTAGTTGGAAAACGTTGATTGGTGCAAATTTAAGTGCCGAATCAGTAGATCCTGCTATTGGTTTTAAAATGAAAATAAGAGTAACTACTTTGATTGCAAATACTACAGCTATTACCTTTATTGGAATATATACGACAACTACGTTGGCTGCTCAAGAAGATAATTTATACCCACTTGATTTAGTATCAGTAGAAGTAACAGTTCTCGATGCTGTTACAAAGTTGCCAATAGCAAATGCGAGAGTATTTCTCGAAACTGATCCAGGTGGTGTTAATTTGGTTAATGATGTTACTGATAGTAATGGAATATTAACATTTAATGTTGCATATACAAGTGATCAAAACATTGTTGGCAGAGTTAGAAAAGCTAGTGCTGACCCATTTTATCGTACAGGAGATATTGTTGGTACTATCACAGAAGACGGTTTTTCAACGACAGTTTTGTTAATAGAAGATTAAACAATAAGAGTATATTGTGGCGATTGGTGAGAGATGGCTATTACTATTGATTGGCTTACAAAAATAATTTCTGTTCCCAGAGCCGATATGACTTTGATTCAATCAACTCCTACAGAGATTAGGGAACTTGATTTGAATTGGTTTAGGCTTGAACTTAAAGATATTGAAGATAGCGAAGACGGAATGTCGTTTTTAGATACTCATCGTCATAATACCGAAGTGACGCTCGGTACTCTTACGTTTGCTAGAGTTATAGAACTAATAAATGGATATACCGTCACATTTGAAGACGGTCAGTATGCTGTTAATTTGGTTGGTGCAAATTCTAATGTGGGTGATAACGCAAATGTCAATCAAGTATCTATTCGTTCCAACAACAGTGCTGGATTGATTTCTAGCCCGACGATTGAATATTCTTCTTTTAACGATAGGGTGACAATTGATACTGAAAGCGAATATAGCGGAACTGTATTTCCGGTTGGTACTTTACAAAGACCAGTTAATAATCTCAGTGATGCTCTATTGATTGCTGAAACTCGCGGATTTAGTGATTTATTTTTTCTTTCTAATTATTCCTTTGGGATTACAGATTATGTAAATGGGTATAGATTGCTTGGAAATGGAAAAGAGGATACTGAATTTGTTTTTGAGAATCCTAATACAATTGCTTCTGCTTCTTTACATAATTCTAAGGTTTCTGGGACGCTTGGTGGGGTGACTTATATACATAACTGTCATATAAGCAATTTTGGGGCTACAGAAGTTCCCTCACCGCCTTGTTACACTCCATTGATCGTTGAAAATTGTTTAATTAGCGGAGAGATAGAAATCCCTTCTAATTATTCAGGAACTATCACTGCAATAAATTGTTGGGCAGCAACCGATAGTACAACGAGTGAAGAATTTACAATAGATATGAATTATGGTGTAACTAATTTAGTTTTTAGAAACTTTACTGGAACAATGACAGTAAAAAAGAACAGTAGCGATAATTTCATATATATCAATTTAGTGAGTGGAAAAATTATATTAGATGAAACCGTGACTGGTGGAGAATTTGTAATAACTGGTGTTGGTACGATTCAAGATGATTCTACTGGGGCTTCTGTAAATGTAGACGGACTGATTAACAGCGAAACTGGTGGTGGAGGTGGTGGTGGAGCATCGGTTTCTGAAATTTGGAATTATGATCAACGAACGCTTTCCGGTGATAAAACTTCGTTTGACGATTTGAATGATGTATCGATGACCGAAATACAAACGGCTTTAGATGATCTTGAGTGTAGTGGTGGGGGCGGTGAATCAGGTTGGATCGTGGATGAATTAATTACTGACCATTTTCCAGTTGTCGATATAAATACTAATCAATTAGTATCAGGTATTGACTCGACAAGTTTTGATGTTTCAATATTTGATCCGAATAATTGTAATCGAGTGGTTGGATGTGGTGGTGATGCAACCGCACTTGATTATACTATATCTGAAATATCAACAACGGGAGTTTATAAATTTACTTTTACTCCAGATCTTGAAGGTGTGTGGGTGATTTTGATTATCCACAACACATATTTCCCTGCTGGTAAGAGTGTGAATTATAAAGTGATATCTGCAAGTTCTGGCGGTGGTTCATCTTCTGAAAGTGTAACAAACGAAGATCTACTGGCGTTTATTTTGGGGCTTTACTAATGATACAGGATAATGCTACAGGTGGAATTTGGCCTTTGTATACTGCTATGTTTTCTGATAGCACTTCACTTGATATTGATTCAATATCGATTGGGACCGGTGGATCGGCTTTTTGGTTTTATGAGGCATCTCGTGGTTCAGTAAGACGTTCTGGATATTTAAATACTACTTGGAATTCCGATGGCACTAACGCAGAATTGGTAACTCTTTCTACAGACGAATCCCCCGAACATGGAGTTGGTGATTCATCTGATTTAACTATTGAGGCAGTTGTTGAATCTGAAAATGTAATACTTAGGGCAACGTCTGTAAACGATTGGACGATAAAATATAAGAGGCTACAAATATTAGGTTGGATGCTGTAATAAAATATCAAAAAAAACATTGAACAAATGATTGAACAGGGCAATCTTGAAAACAAGAATTGATATTTAAATGCAGTGTATTTATAACTGACTATATTTATGGAGGTGTTTTAAAATGGGAGATCGAAGAAGCAGTAAGCAGTGTATAACCGATCTTTATGGTAGCAATATCGTCGGTGTCGATGATAAAGTAAAGGGGCAATATGTAATTGATACGTTTCATAGTATGGTTCATGATGCGTCGGCTTTTGCTTCTGGTAAATTGTTTAGTAGTGTTGCCAATGATTCAACTTCAAGCATAATGATTCAGCTTGATTCCACGTCTTATGAATATCATCTTGAAATTGAATGTTTTTCTGGCGGGGATGCGTTTGTGTATATATATGAAGATTGCACTCATACAAGTGGCACTAGTGTAAGTGCTTTTAATTTAAATCGTGGATCAAGTAATTTACCTCATATGACGATGAAACATACACCATCTGGTGGAGTCCAGGGTACCCAATTGGTTGAATCATTTATACCCGGTGGAACTGGCGTAATAGGTTCTGTCGGGTCTAGTTTGGGTACAAGAAAAGAATTTTTACTGTCTCCATTGACACATTCGAAGTATATGGTTGTAATTGTAAATAAAGCAGGAACAGCCGCCCCTCTTGCATTTAGATTATTTTGGTATGAAGTAGAAATTTAATCGTATGAAACAGGAATTTAATTGTATGAAAGGAGACGTATAATGGCGACCTTACCAGATGAGATTATTGTACAGATTGTAGATCTTAGAAGATCTGGGATGTCAGTTAGGGATATCGGCAGACAGCTTGGGATTGGAAAAACAAGTGTCGCTCGATATTTGAAAAAATATCAACCATATGGCGGTATAAAAGGAGAACCGCCTCCGGCTATGCCAATGGATAAGTTTATTGACAAAACTGACATTGATGGGTCGGTTGAAGTGTTCAAATATGACAGACCGGCTACTGTCGAAGAAATTATGGAGACCTGTAAACTTGATAAAAGAGTTTGGGTCTGCCAATATTACAAGCCTAATGTATGGGAAGGATTCTACAAACTTGGTAAATATGGTGAGGGTGGTCATCAAAAGGTTAAACTGATTCAAAGTAAGGCGGTATTTAAAAGACTTATAACAGAACAACTTGAGGATGCTATTGTGTCTTTTATGAGGGAGAAAGTAACTCCCTTACCTAAGCCCTCATTAAAAGATATAGGGAAAAAGAACCGGAAAAATGGATTCATGGTTGTATGGGGAATGTGGGATGCTCATATTGGATCTTATGGTTGGAATGAAGAAGTTGGGTCCGATTGGGATGTGAATATGGCATGCAAAAGGATTTTTAATTCAGTAGATGATATGATAAATGAATTAAATATGTACCCTGTAGATAAAATTGTCATGCCAATTGGAAATGATTTCATGCATTTTGACAGCGTGAGACATACAACGGCCTTTGGTGAACATTTTCTCGACACTGACACTAGATATGGTAAGGTTTATATGTCGGCTTTAAGGTGCCTATCATATATGGTTGAAAGAGCACTAGAAATATGTAATGATATTGAATTGCTTTATATCCCTGGAAATCACGATACTACAAGTTCTTTTGGCTTAACGGTAGCTCTGGACCAAAGGTTTAGACTTGATGATCGTGTGCGAGTTGATTTAGCAATGAACCCAAGAAAATACAGAATGTATGGTGGATCTTTGATTGGGTTTGATCATGGGGCCGAAGCAAAGCCTAATCAGCTTTTATTAGCTTTCAGTACAGAAGCGCATAAAGAGTGGAGTTCGAGTACATATCGAGAAATTCAAATAGGCGATAAACATCAACGATGGGAAAAAGTTTTTGAAGGTGTAATTCCCACAAATGGCGTGTTAATAAGGAGAAATCCGAGTTTATGCAACATTGATGCGTGGCACCATAGGAAAGCATTAGTAGGGGAACCTATGAAATCTGTTGAGGCATGGAGGTACGATAGATTAGGGTATAGAGGCAGTCACGTAACGTGGGCTAGAGATGATGAACACGAGAAGGTGATGGGTTAATGTGATTACTTCAATAATAACGAGTAATATTTTTATAGAAATTATGGGTATTTTTGTAGCAGCTTTATTGGCCTTTATATTTGGCCAATACATAATTAGGCCAAAAAGATGTGATCTTCAGAGAAAAGAATGTCAAAAGTCAATGGAAATGCTTATTGAATCTCAAAATGAAAAACGGAAACAAAATAGGAATCAAGTTAATGATTCTATTGGCTTGATTAGATCAGATTTGGAGGATATTGAAGACAGAGTAGAAAAGATGGTAGAACGAGTTGATGATATCTATGTCAGGCGTGACGCTGTGATTCCTCGGCTGGATGATATTAAAGATGAGGTTGGAGAGCTTAGAAAATTGATGTTTAAATTCCTTAAACTCAATGGGCCTGGGGGGGAGTAAATGTATGGTACCATCTGATATTGAATTGTTAAAACGTAGTTTTATTGAATATTTGAAGCATTTTGAAGGAACGCCCTATATTTGGGGGGGAGATGATTTTTCAGGGTTTGATTGCAGTGGTCTATCCGTGGAAGTCCTTAAATCTATTGGATTAATTGCTAGAAAGGCTGATTATACCGCTGATGGACTTAGGAAATTGTTTGAAAAGTATGTAGTCCCAACACCATATGAGGGATGTTTGGTTTTTTTTATGCGCAACGGGACTGCATATCATATTGAAATTGCTATAAATAAATATCAGACAATTGGTGCAAGTGGTGGTAGCAGTAGTGTTAAAACAGTTCAAGACGCAATAAAGCAAAATGCATTCATAAAACGAAGACCAATACCACAATCTTTAGAATTAGTGTTCATTGATCCATTTAAGGCGTTTATATGATTAAGGAATTACAAAAAAAGCTTGACAAACCTATTTAAGTATGCTATAAGGCAGTTATCGTTTTTTTTGATAGGTGTCATGCTTGCGTGAGGAGGTACTGATGCCAAAAGAGTGGCGTGATTGCGTTGAAGGTATTAAAAAAAGCGGTAAGTCTGAAGATAGGGCTTACGCTATTTGTACTGCCAATTTCATGAAAAAACATGGTATCACTCCGCAGGAAGCCGATAAAAAGGGTTGGCTAGAAGAGATCTTTGAAAAGCTTAGCCTGGAAGACCTTGAATTGCTAGATGAAGAAGAACTTGCATATTTTGCAGAGGTTTCTGAAGATAGTGAAACAGAGATAAATATGCTTGAAGTTTGGAATGCACCTACTTCAAGGAAAGACGTTCCGAAGAGCCATTTTTTCTGGCCTGAGCAGAAAAAATACCCTTATCGGAATCCTGATGGGTCAGTAAATTGTGCTGGTGTAATGGCTGCATGGAAAATGGCTCATGGCGCCAGATCTGGCCAGGAAGCCCCTGATTGGTTGATTTCACGGATCAAACCATATCATGATCGATGTCTTAAAAAAAAGGCCGGTGAAGATGCTGATTTTGGTGATATTTATGATCGTGAGTTTAGCATGCCCAATGTATTTTTTAAAACTACTTCACCAAATGAAGTAAAGCTTGAAGACCAAGAAGAAAGAAAAACTATTAAGATCCAAGTATTGAGGCATGGGGCTTTTCAACATCCTCAGTATGGTAAAATCAAGTTTGATGATAAGACTTTCGAGTCTTTTATCAAAAACTTCAATGAAAAGATCCCGCAGGAACATATTGCTTATGATTTCAAGCACAGACCGGATTGGGGTGCTGCTGCATGGTTAAAGAGTCTTTTCACTGAAGGCGATGGTCTGTGGGCCGATGTGGAACTTACAAGGCGTGGTGCAGAATCGCTAAAGGACAAGGAATTTATTTATTTTAGTACGGAATACGTAGACAATTATAAAGATCTAGAAACTGGTAAGAGCTACGGACCTACTATTCTTGGAGGTGGGTTGACTAACCGACCGTTTATCAAGGGGATGGCACCAACTCTCATGTCAGAAGACAAAGAAGAGATGTTCATCCCAGTCGAAGAGTCTAAATCACAAAAGGAGGTCGATGTGACCGCACAGGAACTTCAAAAAGCTATTGCTGATCTTCGCCAGGAATTAAATGGACTCATTGAGAAAGCAGATTCTAAGGAAGAGATTCAGAAAGCGTTCTCCACTGTTGGTGAACAAATCAAATCTTTGGAAGCCAAACTTGATGAGACTATGAAGAATGACGAAGAGGTTGCAAAGAAACTCGAAGAAGCTAATGCTGCTCTTGCAAAAGCAGAAGAGGAAAAAAAGAGTCTTTCCGAGTCTCTTAGTAATGCCATCAAGGATAAGGACGCCCTTGATGTTCAGGTAAGGACTCATCAGGAAGAACTCCGCAAGGCTGGTGTCGAGGTTTTTTGCAAGGGGCTCAGCGATCAGGGAATTTGGCCTGCTACCGTTGAAGTAATTAAGGCTATTCTCGTTGCTGGCTCGAATGAAAAAGTTGTTACACTTTCTGAGGGCGAAGGTGACAACAAAAAGAATGTTGAGTTCGATCTTAAGAGTGTTATCGAAAAAATTGTTGCCTCTATTCCTGATGATTTCAAAGTGAGTATGGGAGAAGAGACTGAGAACGGTGAGCCAACTGGCGATTATACCGCAGAAAAAATCCAAAAGCTGGCTGATGAAGCTAAGATCTCTTATGCCGATATGTTGCTCAAACTGTCTGTTGATAAGAAGATCTAAGGAGGAACATAAACATGGCACAGGCTAATCCTGAATTCTCCAAAGGCGACATCCTTTTTGGACATGTTGCCTCTTGTATTGCAGAGGGTGCTATTTCTAAGAATCAGACTCTGGAGCTTGGAACTGCTTATCCTCAGATGAAAACGCATACCACAACGCAGACCACGTTAATTTGTGCTATTGCGTTGGAAGATGCTGATAGTGGTGATCTTTTACCGATATTGGTCTTTGGGCCTATTAAGTTGGTAATTAGTGATAGTGGTGGTATTACTCGCGGGCAGCTTGTTACTGCTTCTACAGCGACTGCGGGTTCTTGTACGTCACAGGCATATGCTGATGGAACAACCCTCCATGGCGCACTTGGTATCGCACTGGATACGGCTGATGCTGCCGGTGAACTCGTTCCGGTCATTTGTGGATGGCCTGGAATCGTCTCGAACGCATAAGGAGGAATCAGCATGTATAGTGTACTCAAAGGTTATATCCATAATGATAGTGTTCTTACGGGTCTTTCCGTAAGGTACACCAACAACGAATTTGTTGGAAAGCTTTTCCTTCCTGAGATGTCTGTCCAGAAGGAAACTGGCAAGTATAGGATTTTTGAAAGAACCGGATTCTTCAAGGGCGCTCCCAAGAAGGCAGATGGTGCTTCGACCGAAGAAGTTACGATGGCTTATAACGAGGGTACGTATTCTTGTTTTGAGCGAGCCATTAAAGATATCGTAACTGATAGGGCAGTTTCCTATGCTGATGCTCCGGTTCAGCCCAAGATGGACACTACCAAATTTCTTACCGAAAAAATTCTTCTGTCTGAAGAACTCGATATTTGGACTTTGCTCTGTGGAACGTCTGGGTTAAATCAGGCTGGTTATCGCACTGTTCTTGATGCAACGACTGCTTGGGTTGATGGAACCAATCCCGATATCCTCGGTGATCTTTCTACCGCAATTAAGGCAATTTCTCTTGCTATTGGTAAGAGACCCAACTTAATTGCTTTTAATACTGAGGTTGCTGAAGCTGTTGCCCGTGACGATGCAGTGATGGAAGTTCTTAAGTACCGTAGTGATAAGCTGGTCTCTGGTGATGCGCTTCCAGAAACGCTTCGAAATATGACGGTTGTGTATGCTGATGCACTTTACAACTCGGCTGATGAAGGTGTTACTGCGAGCTACGGCTATGTGATCAGTGATAATGCGGTTTGTGCGTTTGTTGATGCTGGTTCTCCTATGAACCTCGGACGCACTTTCGTCTCTTCTAATCAGAAGGTTGCACGCTGGAGGGATGATGACCGTCAGGGTGAGTTTATTAAAGTAAATAAGGTTTATACACCTAAGATCATGAACCTTGGTGCAGGGTATATTTTTACTAACTGCAAAAATGCATAATCATGGTCCAACATAATTTATCATAGATAGACCTGCCATTAGGGGGATCGCCCAAGATCCCCCTAATTTGGCGTTATATAACACGCCAATGGTCTTTCGATAAGGGAGATAGTGATGGCAAGAAGTTCGGGTCGTTATCTGTGGGGCAAAAGTTTAATTGGCAAAATCATTGTTAAGAAATGGATAGACTTTGATTTTCAGTCTTCTGCCCCTGCTGCCTCGATTGGTCGTCTTTATGTTGATAATTCTGGAAACATTAAGTTTTCAGTTGATGGAACCAACTGGCAGACAATTACAAAAGCCTAAGCTATCTGAACAACATTTGTAGGAGGTTGCCATGGAAAATAAAGAGCCTATATTTTTATGTATCGTGGCAAAACAGGATCTGAAAATTTGGAATGGGAAGGAATATATCAGACCAGAAATTGGTGATGAGATTGACCTTCCGAAAAGCATAGCAAGATTAGAAGCTAGGCATGGTTTTGTTAGGCTTATAGGTCCTAGGTAACCTCCTATTAAAAATAAACAGGAGGTTGTTCAGATGGCACGAGCGTATTGTACCGCAACGCAAGTTAAGAGACTTTTGCGAACGGCAACAAAGAAGGTAAAAACTTCTGAGTCGTATCGTGAGTTGTCGTACAATTCTGCCAACACCGGTTCAATACGGCTTGGTTCTGTTGATTTCCTTGATTCCTATGTTGGTGATGAGCGTTTTGATATAACTTTTTCTGACGCGACTTCTTTTGACGTTGTTGGTGAGATTACTGGGAATCTTGGAGCAGGTACCAGGGATAGTGATTTTTCTTGTGCTTACTTTACTATAGCATCGAGTGAATGGACAGGAATTGCACAGTCTGGTGATGTTGTTTATTTTATTAGTAATTCAAACATAAGTAATGACGATCTTGAAGGTTTTATTGATGACGCTACAAATTATATAAACAATAGACTTGGCGTAGTGTTCGGAGATTCAACCAATATACCATGGGAAATTGATTATGCAGTTGATATCCCTGGTGGATTACAATTTGCTGCTATCCGCCTTTCAGCTTATGACGTATTTTCATCTGTTCTCGCAGGCGAGGATATTGACAATGAATCCCCTGTTTATGAATGGCTCAAACGTGCTGAAAAGGCGATAGACGATTTTATATTATGGTATCAAAAAGAAGGTTTCACAGGAGTTGCTAGATGGCGTTCTAGAGAGGTATTATTTAAGGACCTTGGTATTGAAGGGTTGGATACTCAAAATTATACTGGTGAAATGGATGTCAGTCAGGCCGGTGATATTACAGATGATCATGAGTACAAGAGGAATTAGATGATTCAGATAAGAATCGATTCCAATATTGATAAACTTTTTAAGAGCCTTGACCAGCTTGATACAAGTCTTATGATGCTTAGAGAGCCCTTGGAAAGATTGAGTCCAATATTAAAGAAAGTTTATCAAGGTAAATTTAGAGATTTTGAACGTCATCGAAATGCATATGGTCCTAGTTATAAACGCTGGAAGGATGAGAAAGGATTACCAGTTGGAGTTAAAACCGGTAATCTTAAAGCTGTTCTCACAACTGGCGGTCCTGGTTCAATTGATAGAGTTGAATTGCATAGCCAACGTGATTTCGTATATGTATATGGTGTTGATGCAGATGTATTTTGGAATAGTCACGGATATCCAAGAAGGTTTGATGATTGGTTAAAAAAACTTGGCGACGATCTTATTGGATTATCAGATGTTGAAGCGGAAATGGTACTTGGAGAACTTGCTGCATATATTAGAAGTTATCTTGATACACTAACGTAAGAGGGCGATATGGTACGAAATATCGATTTAGGAGATAAAGGGAATGTCTTAGATAATGCAATAGCAAATATTGAAGAGATATTTAATCTATATCAATTTTCTGAGTGTGGGCTTCGATTAAGCAAAATATACACAGAAGATATTAGAGTCCCGACAAGTAATACTGTCTCCATCGATATAGAAGGCGTTGAAGCTTCAAGAGAAGGTAGGGCAATTTCTGGTTTTCAACAACATAGGTATAACCTGTACATTACTGTTGCCGTGTGGTATTATCATGAAGAATTAGATGCTAATGTTAGAAAGAAAGATGTCCAGGATATATTGTGGAAGATTACAAAGATGTTTATGAAACATACTACATGCAATGGTTTTGTGAATAAACTCGGTACTGAAGTTCTTGGCACTGAGTACCTCCCAAGGCGATTTGAAAATAAAGTCATGGCGGGAGGTGTTGTACGATTAAGGCTAACCAAATTGTATACGGTTACAGCTATTGATTAAGATTTTTCAGGAGGTAATTTAATATGGCTGCTGTAAACCCTGCTGTTGGAGCACGAGGTCAAATAGGATTTGCCCAGGAAGGTTCTTGGGGGTCTAAACAGCCGATACCAACGAATTTTGTTGAAATGCTTGATGAGGGTATCGTTAGTGAACTTGGTTCGTTGATATCTGGTTCTCTTAGACCTGATCGTGCTGTCCACAAAAGGATTCCCGGTGTTGAATCAGCAGGTGGAGATGTTAACGTTGAAGTCTCCGCTTTGGGTCTTGACAAACTTTTCAAACATGCTCTAGGCTCAGTGGTGACAACGCGGTTAGACCATGCTTTTGTCTTAAAGGTTATTGACGCAACTGCTACAAGCGCGTTGCTGACAATTACAGAATCGGCAGGGCTGGCCACTAATTTTGCCGTTGTATTTACTGGCGGGACAGCCGGTAATTTTAACCAGAGTTTATCTGATTCAACTGCTGACACTATCCAAGAATTGATGAATGTAATTAATACTACAGGTACGGGTCTCAAGGCTTATTCTGTCACGAGCTATCAAGCAGGTGGTGATTCTACGACTATTCATGCTAATGATTATTCTGTTGGAACAGATAATTCGAATAAGTTGGAGGGTGTTACTGCGGTTGAGGTGATTAAAAATTCGTCTGGCACTAAAGACTTTTTTGTTTGCTTGGGCTTTGGTGTCTATCAGCATGTGATTGATGCATCACCTACTCTTCCGCAAGGTCTTACGCTTGAAGTTGGTAGAGATGTAGCAGCTTTCACCTATTCTGGGTGTAAGATGAATACACTTGTTTTGACTGCCGATACTGGTGAGATCCTTCAAGGAACTTTTGGAGTTATGTCGAAAGGCGCAACTACTGCAAGTAGAGCAATTCCTGCTTCTGGAAACACTGGAAACAAGAAAAATGCCTTCAGTATTCGTTATAATGGAGAGGGCGCGACTTGTACGTTTAGAGTTGATAAAACAAATCATGAAGTTACAATCGATAGTTCTACTTCCAGTGAAGATTTGGTTCTTGACATAAGTGTTCCTTACATAGATCCTGCTACTGGTATAGTTTATCCAGTTCATACTGTTGGTGGATTGGTTTCGTATCTTAATAGTTTGAGCTATATAGTTTGCACAATTGCAGATTATTGTAGCTTGGATTCTGATTCTAGCTATTTGGAATCTTCTGGCCCAACGAGTATTAAGGTTACAACTCCTGTGAATTTTAATTTTGATATCACAGATGTTGTATCGGAACCTGTTACGTGGGGTGATTATTACACAAGTGATGAAGGCATTGCAAAAGAAATTCTTTGCGAGATCGTAAGTTCGGGTATTCCTGGAACGGCTACCATTCGATTTTCTGATGATGCTGGTTCTACTTGGGGTGATACCTATACTACGTCTTCCACCCTCGCAACAGAAGTCCGTGTAGCTAGTAATGTTGATACGAAATTCACAATTTTCTTCCCTGATAATACTGCTTTGCAGTCTGGTGATCAATGGACGATTAGTTCATTTAAACTCGCTGAATCTGCTTCATATCCAACTCTTGATCCGTTTGCTGGATTTGATGGAGCACTTACTGTTGATGGTTCTTCTCAGCCTATTATGGGTTGGAATTGTACTCTCAATAACAATCTGTATGGTGAGAAATATCATCTTGGTTATAGGACAAGGGCTTCTCTTCCTGAGCAAAAGCGATCAGTTGAAGGTTCAGTGAATGTTGAGTTTGATAACCTTGATTTGTATCGGAGATTTGTTAATGGAACGGCAGGAAATCTTGTCATGACGTTTACGTCTGATACCTACATCTCTGATACTATCCTGGGTAATAGTTTGACTCAATATTCTTTAGCAATTCGTCAACCAAATATTGAGTTTAATGGTACCACACCTACGATTGCCGATGAGGGTATTATTACAGTCGATATGCCTTATGTTGCTATGTATGACGATGTTAATAATATTCCTGAATTGAGGTTGACAATCGTTAATAGTCTTGCCTATTTATAATATTTGTTAGGTTATGGGGGCTTCGGCCCCCAATACCTTTTTTAAAGAGTGGCTTGACAAATTGCGCATGAGTATGCTAAGATATGCGCAAAGGTAAGAAGCAAAGATATATAAAAAATGTAAGTAAATCAATAGGTTAAATGTGGCAACTAATGTAGAAGGAGAGATAACATGGTTAAACTTTTTGGAGTTAAGGCAGGATCAGTAGTAGAATATGTAGCAAAGTGCCAAAGAGGTGAATCTAAAGAATCACAGGTAATTTGGTTGCTACGTCCGCTTTCCTCTAAAGAATCGGCAGATATCCAAAATAATCTTTTCCGAAGTGAAGGCGTTGGCAAACAACGCAAAGAACAATTTTTGACTGGTACACAGGTCATTCTCCATCTCCGCAAGGGGCTTGTTGGATGGAGAAATTTCAAATATGAAGACGGAACTGATGTTGCATGGGAAGACCCTGCAATCGAAAAAACTGAAGAAGGAAGAGATCGGATAATGGACCGAAATCTGGATAAAATTCCAGCATCAATTCGGCAGGAATTATCCGATGAAATACGTGGAGAGGCTGAGTTGGGGGAAGACGAAAAGCAGCCCTAAGACTTGCTATCCGTTGGGCTGCTTTCCTCAGACTCAAAGAGAATCCTGATACTTGGGATTGCGAATTTTGCAAGAGCAAAGGGCTTGATAAGAAGAGGAATTGTGAAGGAAATTTGGATGGCTTTTGCACCTCTCATGGTACGATTAAGTACGGCGAAGCGGATATCAGTGAAGACACTGGTAAAATGTTATGTCCTAAATGTCGAATGGTTCTTAGGATGCCATTCGAATTTGTACTTGGTAAATCGTATAGGCTGTTTCAATGCCCGTTAAATGAAATAGATCCAGAGGCTCTGTATCTCGTAAAACTGGTAAATTGGTCTGAAAAAGTTGGGATTACACCTTCTGGATGCTCGTTGTTCGATGAGACAAGTTGGTATAGCGCACTTAGAGAATTTGTCTTATATGAACAAGGTGAAGCGAGGGAAGAATTAGTTCCCAAGCATAACCAGCAAAGCGCACAATCAAAGCAGGGTTCTTTAACGTCAAAAGCAGTAAGAAGGCGTTAGCCCTGCTTTTTTGCATTTTGGGAAACATATAAATGGCATTAACAAGAGATCTTATTCTTCAAATTAGGGCCATCAATAAAGCGAGTCAGGCAATCAATTCTGTCAAGACGCAAATTGATTCGCTGAATGCATCTATTCATGCTTTGAATACTGGTGCTGCTCCTGCCTCACCAAGAGGATGGAGCGATCTTTCAAAGGCAGTTGAAATTCATAATACTAAAATCAAGCAAGCCGATGGTGGGCTCAGAAAAATACGGGCCGCATATGATTCTACAGGTAAGGCTATCAAAAATGCCTCAAAGGATGTTGTATACTATAATACGGTAATTGACGAATCGGCTGCTTCGATGGAAAATGCTAGTGCCAAAGCTGGCCTTTTGAATGGTTTCATTAAAGGACTTGGTAATTCTGCTCGTGTATCCGCTGAGGGCTTTGGTAAAATGGTGGCCAATAACGTAACGTGGTTGGCAGGTTTTGCATTAATTGGTGCTACAATTGGAACAGTTGTTAAATTATTTCAGGATTTAATAAATAGACAGAATGAATATGTGAAGGTTTCACGTCTAGTTGCTACTGCATTTGAAAATGAAAATCAAAGAGCCATTGCAAATACAATTGCATATGACGAAATGACAAACCAAATGGCTCGAACCGGAAGATCGGCGGCTGACGTGGCTGAGGCAGAATATCAATTGCTTTCTGCCGGTCTAAGTTTGAAGCAAACTATAGAAGGTCTTGGCCCTGCTTTCAATTTGATTGATGCTGCTCAAGATGATGTTACAAATACTACAAAATTGCTTGCAGGACTCATGAGTAATTTTGGCGACACAATGTATCGAACTTCAGAAGGAAATATTGTTTTTGCTGATTCTTCTAGGGCAGTAAAAGAAGGTCTGCGAGACAATGTTACAGAGTTCGAGAAGATGACAAAAATTTCTGATCTGCTTGCCACTGCATTTGATAAACATCAGGCTGAGCTAATGGAATTGCGGGATGGGTTGAAGTTTTCAATTCCTGCTGCAAAAGCTGCTGGTGTTGGACTTGATGAATTAACGGCTACATTGGTCACATTAGAAGACCATATGATCAAATCTGGGCGGGCCGGTCGTTCACTTCGTATTATGTTATCTAGTTTAGTCAAACAACCAGAACTAGTCAAACAAGCTTTTAAAACATTTTTTGATCCTGCTGAAATGGACCCATTGGTTTCGTTTTTGCAACGAGCAGGAAAAGAATTTGAAAATATGCCTGATAAAGCCGACAGGCTTTCTCAAGCATTTACTAGATTTACTTCTCGTGGTGCCGATGCTTTTACTATATTGGCGTTGAATAGTGATGAATTGACTGGCAATCTTGAAGAATTACGAACAAAATCTAAAGGCGTGGCAGAAATAATGGCAGAAGTAGCTAGGTCATCGCCAGAGGTACAATTCAGAAGATTGTGGAATTCAATAGTAAATGTTGTTGACGCTCTTGGTGGTGGTGGTTTGATTAAATCTATAGCTACTCTTTCTGGCATGTTCGCAACGATGATTCAAGATGTTGCTGATAGTGTAAATTGGTTAGAAAGACTTGTTTTGGCTAGTGGAAAGGTATTGGGATTATCTCGCAAGGTCAAACAAGAAAACAAGGACCCGTTATGGGAGTTTTTATTTGGTGAAAATTGGCGTATGGGTTTTGAAGTAATCGATAAGTGGATTGATAAAACCCTTGAAGTTGAAGATGCTCAGGCTGCTTTGCGTAGTGAAATAGAGTCTGACCAGGAAGAACTTAAAGATTATGTAGCTAATATTTCAAAAGCTTACGATCAAAATAAATTGCTTGCAAATTCAATAGAGGCTATTTCGAATGTTTTTTCTGCTCTTACTATAGGAGAAGAAGTTTCACAAGGGCTGATTGATGCTAGTGAAGGGGCCAGACTCCTGAGTATAAATTTGGAAAAAGCGAGTGAGCAAGGTAAGCTTGATGTATTAAATGCTAATGTGCAAACATTTAGAATTTATATGCAAAATACTACCGTTACTATGGAGCAGTTTGGTAAGTTTACTCAAGAAGTAATAAATTCTGCTGCTGAAGGGTTCAAAAAAGCGCAAGATTCTGTTGCACAATTCTCAAGAGAACTTATTGATGCAAATTACAAAACCGATCAATTGAGGATTTCGATTTCAACTCTTGGCAGTGAAAATGCATCACAACTTATGCAATTAAGCGATTCATTGGGGTTGGGAGCGACTTCTGCTGGTCAGTTCCTTGACCAAGTAAATCAACTTGAACCTCAAATTAAGCAGCTTAGAGATGAATATTGGAAGCTTAATGCAGAAGGTGCAGGGCAGGAAAAATTACTTCCAGTATGGGAAAAACTTAATGCTGCACAGGATCAACAATCAAAGGCTCTAGAAAAAGCCAATAATGCTCTTGCTATATCGCTACCATTAATTCAACAGAGGTTAACTGCAACTAGTCAGACTCTTGAACTTAATCAGCGATTTGCTGATGAACAAAGTAAAATTGCCATTGATATTGGAAGAACGGCTGAAGTGCGTGAGCAGGCCGCCCAAAGAGAAGAAAAGTATATTGAGGATTCTATTAAGTTATTGCAACGGCAGGCTCAGGACAGGGCCAAAATGTCAGAGGTTGCCCTTAAGCAAGAAGAAATAGGAGAGTATGAACATCAACAAAATATTCTTCAGATACATCAAGAAACATCAGACCGGATTCGTGCATTGCAGGAACAACTGGGTTCTTCTTATGAGAGACGACTTGAAATTCAAATAGAGAAAGAACAGCAAACAAAAGATAAGTTAGAAGAATCTCAGAGAGTTTTAAAAGAGTATAATACAATACTTCAAGATATTGGTAGGGTCATTTATGATATTGATCTTCCTAAACTTGCTGAGGGGCTAAGGAAGCCATTTTCTGAAAGTGTCGAACATCTGAAGGAAGTAAATAGCCAAATGACCACTTTTATCGACACACTTGATGAATCAATTCAAAAAGCAGATGAGTTAGCAGATGCTCTTGCTAGAGTTCAATCGGCTGAAGCCCAGATTAACACTGGTAATCTTCCCGAAGCTCAGTTTGGTGGATTTTTTAGACATTCTACTCTGGCAAAGGTTACGGCTGGTGAAGGATTTGTGCCTCCATCGATTACGAATAAGTATTTGCCTTCATTGAAAGCAATAAACCAAGGGAATTCTGTTCCAGCTAATTTCCCGATCCAGCGATTTTCTGGGCCTCCTGGGATAGATAATATATTGACTTCTCTTCCTGCTGGCAGTTTTGTTATTAGTAAAAGAGGCATGGATGCTATAGATCGGGCCGGTGAATATAGGCGAGAAAAGCACCATTATCAAACTGGTGGACTCGTTAGTGGAGCAACATCTATGGCCCCCGAATCTATGGTGCCAAATGAGCCGACATCTAAATTTGAACTTACATTAGTTGTTGATGGTCAGCGAAATAAATATCCTCTTTCTGGTGCAACTTCTGTTGTTGATGAACTTAGGCGCACTCTTGAGAGAGAAAATATGACTCGTTTGGGATAATATATGATACTCACGTTCGATATTGAAAGTGCTTATGGAATTCCGAATTTTGGGCGGTCATATACTATTGATATTTCTAATGAGCGACTTCAGAAAAATATGAATTGGGAAGTTCAAGATGCGGCCCTAAAAGGAAGGGCAGTAAAGAGAAATAGTCGATTTGAAACTGTTAGCGGTCAGGTTATTGCTGAATTGACGATGAATAATCAAGCTTGGTCGTATTTAACAGGGTGTCTTCTTGGCCAAAGAAATGTTATTTCTGGATATAAATTTCTTGGAAAGTCAAATTATGCTTGGGGGATGGCTATAGGGTATCTTGATGCGTCAATTACTTCAGATTCAACATCTTCATTTTCCATTAATGAAACCAATGTTGGTGACTTTAATAGTGTAGATGGTGTTATAATAAACGGGGAGTTTATTAAGGGAACTTCATTAAACGGTACGTTTACTATACTTGAGCGAGGAGCAGAAAGTACAGTATCAAGAGAACACGGGATTAAGGATCTTGTTTATGGTACTGTAATTGACGCATCAAGATCAATTGTTTTGACCATGCGCGAACGAGTAGGTGGATTCTTTGAGCAAGGAATAAGTCTTACTGGAGTAATTGATAGAGGGCCATACCAATTTGGTTATACCGGATTAGTTCTTGATTCAATGTCATTTAATTTTAGGGTGTATGACCCGATAAATGCGACAATGGAATTTGTTGGTGCCGATTCAACGAATAATCTTGGCTTATCCGATTTGTCGTTTTTTGATACTAATTCTATTGTGGATTTGACTGATGTAAAAGTCTATAGTGAGCACGTTGAAGAAGAAATTAGACAATTTTATATAGAGTACAACAATTCATTAAAAGCTGTAAGTGGATATAATGGTAAACCTCAAAAATATTTTTTACGTAGGGCTTCTACTTGGGGTACTTTGACTTGGGCTGAAGAAATGTATGATCATATTATTCAGTATGAGAGCAATACTAAAAGACATTATAGCGTATCTATTAACGAAGGAAATTATCGCATGATATTTCCATTCAACGACGTGAGAATAAACACAAATTCATATTATATGGATGGTGAATTATTGATACAAGACTCTGCTCCTTTTTATAGTTTTGAAGATGCAGTCGTTATGTATCAATTTTAAATTTATATATGGAGAATAACCATGTCGTATGAAGCAAATATAAGCATTGGCGGCTACAATTTTGCTGTTAATCCAGAGCAAATACGCAAGAAATGGATTGGACCGACGTTCACCAGGACAATAGGCAAAGGGATGATTGCCCAAGAAACTGGTAATAAGGCAGTAGTGAGTATCAGCGGATTAGCTCAGAGTGATATTGAAACAATTAAAAAATATGTTGCTGCTAGATACAATCTTACAGTAATTGACTATATACCGATCACCGAAAGAGGCGAGCAGACAAGAACTGTCCATGAGGATATTTCAACTGAAACAATTAATGGAGAAACTGTTTACTTATACGTTCCAGAATATACCATGGCTATTGTGGATTATGGTGAAACTTATGAAGCAAATTCTATATCTTATAGTATCGAACTTGAAGAAATATAGATGAAAACATACGATACCAAGTCTGAATATTGTGCCTTTTGCAAAAAAACTAGATTAGTTAAAGCTGGATGTTGCAAGAAAAAACAAAAAAATAATATTAATAGATGGAAATGTTCAACATGTGGTCGTATATTTATTAAACAGTAGGAGATAGAAATGGGAAATGAATTTATTTTTATTTTATTGATTCTACCAGTAGTAGTTGAAGCTACCACTCAGTTAATTGGCGATTCTGATATTTTTGGAGGAATCAGAGAGTGGGTAAAGGCAAAAAGCAAATTTTTTAATGATCTTTTTTCTTGTAAATATTGCCTCAGCGTATGGATATCGCTTTTTATAACGATGACGTATTTTGGTGTAAAATTTTTTGTGTGGCAGTCTTTACCATATTATTTTATTGTTATGCTTTTTATTCATAGACTGTCGAATTTCTACCATCTGATCTTCGATATTGTCAATGAATATAAGTTGTATAGATGGTCAATTATAATGGGGTCCGTGGAGGAATAAAAATGAGTATTTCTGCAAGTGAAATAAAACTTTATCGTAGTGCAGTTGTAAATAACATCACCACAAATGGTGGGCGAATGAGCACTACAGAGGTTGTAACCAATGTACTTAACAACCTTTTCCCTAATGTTACACAAGCTGAGCGGACTGCTGGTGTTACGCGGTATCGAAAGGCTTATTGTAAGTTGCATGATTCTGGTGATGAGACCTTATATAATCATCGTTCTTGGATGAAAACTCAGAGCCCTGCCGGTGATTATGTCCAAGTTAAAGCAGGAACAAATACGGATACTCAAGCTCAAGCTGATGATTATACAAATTGGTTAGGGTGTGGCCGTTTAAATACTGCTGAATCTGCTGATTCGACAAGTATAGAAGTTTTATTTGAGACGAATAGCGGTGTTGGAACGCCAGATGCAACAAACACTCAACTATGCTGGATTTCTGATGGTACTAATGAAGAATTCATTAACGTTACCGCAGTAAGTTGGGCAAGCAATACTGCTACTCTTACCTTGCAAAGTGGGTTACAGTATTCATATGATACCTATGGTAATGCAGGAACGGTTGTCGCTGGCGTTGTTGATTTTGGCGATACCACTTCTTCTGTTGATAATATCGTTGTAACATCATCGTCTGGAACGTTTGATAATACTTACCTTACAGTTGCCAATATCGGTACGGTTGAAGACAGTTGGACTATTACGTTTACGAATGCTACCCAGTTCACATGCGCCGGTGCCAATACAGGGTCTGTTGGAAGTGGCCAGGTAACTGATGATCCATTTTCTCCATCAAATGCATCTGGTGGTACATACTTTGCTATTGATGCAAGCGCATGGGGGGGAAGTTGGTCAAGTAGCGAGACTGTTACGTTTGATACCCATCATGCTGCTCATGCGATTTGGGTAAAAGAAACTGTACCTGCGTCAACTGCAAGTTATAGTAATAATAATCCTACTCTGCGTCAAAGTGGCGAAAGCGCCTAATTTTAGGGGGCTTACCGCCCCCTAAAATACTTTTTTTGGAGTATAAAAATGGCCAATGAAGTTACTTTGTACCAAGTGAATAATGCAGTATCAGATTCTTACACAACATATGACGCTGTTGGCCAAACTACATATTCAAAAGCTGCTGCTGCATTTGAAGTCGTGGTTGCTGGAACCGTTTTAGTTGGCGTCGAATCAAGATTAGATAGAATTGGCACGCCTACGGATGGCGTGGTTTGTAAACTTTATTCGCATGATTCAACTAATTTAGAACCAGGAACTTTATTAGCAACTTCAGACACAATAGATCCAGATTCATATGCGCTCTCTACTTGGACGTTTGATGGTTCTTACGTTCTTCAAAAAGATACTATTTATTGGGTTGTTTTTGAACGTACTGGTACCCTTAATAACAGCAATAGTTGGCGCATTGCATATGCATCTGCTGCAAGTCAGGTATTGACAGATCAAGCGTTGAAGTATAATGAAGTAAGTGGATGGGAAACTTCTGGTTCGGGAAGAATTTATTACGTCAATATAAAGGCTGAAAGTAATAGTCTTGAAGAATTGGTAAATTATAGTTATGAATATGACGCTCTTTATAATTTTGCAGAAGACACTACCGAATGGGGTATTACGGCTAAATTTAAGACCCCTACAAACGCTAGTGGAAACTCATATGCAATAAGTTTGGCTGCGCTCGGTTCTGGTGGTTATACTTCACCATATGGTTGTAACAGTGGTGATTGTAATATTTATTGTGAGTTTCATATTGGTTCTGCTGCGACGCTTGATCTTGCAGAATCAAGTACCACTAGAATTGGCCAAAGATCAAATGGTGTTGGCCGCGATCTGATGAACACCTCATACCAAACTACCGAGACTCAATTTTGGACATGGGATATCAACAATAGACCTTTATTACAACCAAATACAGAATACTGGATAGTATTTTTACCGCTTAATGCCGGTGATGGTGGTGGTTGGCGAATTGGCCAGGATAATACTGATCCGAAAGGTGATGGTTATACTAACTACAGAGTATCTAGCGCTGGTGTCCTTACATCTACTGGTGCAAATGAAGTATGGACAAATATGTTTGTTCTTGGAGCCCAACAAGTAAGGATTGGGCGAGATATAATCCTCCCATGGAATTTGAATCCTCCTATAACACAAGTAAATAGTGATACGATTATTAAATGGCTTTTGATAATGGATCTAGGGAAAGATTTTATCTTGCCTTGGAACATCCAAGAAGAATGGTTATGGGAATTAAAATGGAATCTCAGTTTGGATGTCGGTAGTGACACTATACTGAGGTGGAATATTTTGCATGAAGCCCAAAAAGATATTATTTTCCGTTGGGGCATTCTTGTAGAACAAGATTGGATTATTCCGTGGGTGTTGCGCCCCCTCATTTCACAAGATTGGATTCTGAAGTATGGGATTTTTATGGCTTCAGATAATATTCTGAAATGGGGGATGAATACGATGGTCACTAACGATCACGTATTCAGATGGATAATTGATAGTAGAGTATGGCAAGATGTGGCCTTGAAATACCACATTAAGGTTGAAACTGATCATGTTATTTTAATCCCATTACGACAACAAATCGATAACGATATAATTTTATCGCATCATATGTTGGCAAACGTTGCATCTGACCAAGTGATTAGATTTAATATTCGTGAATTTAATCAAATTGATGCTGATAAAAAATTGCGTTGGGTTCTCCAAGGTAAACCGAGGATATACAAGATAACGTTTGAATAAGAGATAAAACTATGGCAGATTCAAGAGCAAGTGCAACTTTAACAGTAGAAATTGTGGCAAGTTGTGTTACTGATACTGCAAGAGCACATTCAATTCAATTGGAATTGGATGATGATTTGAATGGGGGAAATACTTGTTTTACACCAAATACTCCTGTTTATATAATGCTTTTTCCGTCACCATATTCTCTTGATTTTTCTGTTGATATAAGTTATGGAACAATTGAGAGTAATCAGGCTGATGATGGGTTTGTGAGATATACTGAATATGTCACCATATCGGATGGAGAAGGAAGTTCTTCTAAACCAATCCACACTCTTGAGAGTTATGAATGGATTGGTAGAGCCCCTTGCCCTATTTCTCAGCTTCAATTTGATACAAGTGGATATAAATTTTTCAAATGCAATGTATGTTCTGGAAGCCCTGAGTGCGGTGATTCATGCGAGGTTGTTAATGGAGTTCTTAAAATTACATATCTTTCACTTTTTAAATCTTATGTTATAAATGTGCCTGCTGCTGAAACCGTAGTCATAACTGCTTACGAAGATTTAAGTGGAGATTGTACATAATGTCCTACTATAACGAGATAACTTACACTGTGTCTATTTTGATTGATGATGAAAAAGTTCATCAATACATAGAAAGTGTTGATTTATCTTTTTCTGAGGACGATTATGTCAATACCGTAACTATTAATTTTACATCTGAACTTGATTCTGCTACTGCGATTAATCTTTTTTCAACTTTATGTAATCCAGATACTAATTGGGGGCAAGAAAGAATTACCATTATTATTAATGATGTAGAGTATAAGTTTTTGCTTGAAAGACGTACCACTAGTATGAAAAGTGAAGGCAGATCATTTTCAGTGTGGGGCAGATCAAAAGCTGCTACCCTTGATACTCCATACTCTGAGCCTATAGTAGACCAGCAAGATGCAGATAATTTATGGCAATCTGGCAATCTCATGGCAAGCCAAATTATTTCATCAGTTCTATCTGGATCTGGTGTAACATGCGATTTTACTATTGATGATTTTCCAGTTTATTCCGATAACTTTACAGTTTTAAACATGACACCGATTCAAATAATTAACAAACTTGTCCAAGTTCCTGGTGGTAGATTAAGGAGTAAACCTGATGGTAATCTTATCGCGGATTATAAAAATTATGTAATTTCGGCAAATGCTACCGCAGTTCAACTTTTTACTGAACTTGATGAAATAGTACAAATTGATGAGCAAATTGAAAATCCAATAGGATACAATAAGGTTGAAGTGACTGGTTATGGTTCTGGAACAAACGAACCAAATAAATCTCTCATGATCGAATTATATGAAGATTACGATTGCTTGCCAGTTAAAGAGCCTTTTAATATTAAAGTTTATTCATCGCCATTAGATCTGGATTACACATTCGATACTACTGTTGGGTCATATTCGCATAGAGGTACTTATACGGAAGCGTTAACAGAAGAAATTGTGTTTAATAATGGTAAATCAAGTGTTTCTAAACCAATAAAATCAATTACATCAACTACATGGATAGGCACAAATTTAGGAAGCATTACTCATGAAAGAGGTTATAATGGCCTTTTGAGTAGTATATCTGGATTTGGCGTTCTTTCAATTACTTACGTAGCTGAATATGATAAATATGAGGTAATCATAAGTGTTGAAGGAACTGGTCTTCTTTATGCTGTTGAGGATGTTATAAGTGAATTTGATGCAGATGGAAATCCAATAGAGGAAGAGGTGTAGGATGGCACGAATTGTTGAAACCGATGTACAAACGCAAAAAGAAAATAGAGCCAAGGGAGTCTTAAGCGTTGAATTTGTCGAGACTTGCAATCTTGATAGAATCGGCACTGTTTTTTCATTAAGCATGGAATTTGATGATGAGTATAACAATAGTAAAACCTGCTTTGCACCAGGTGATAGAGCATACTATAGAGTGTATGCTAGTGGCCCTTATCGTCTAGGCGCAACTCTTGGCAATTCTTTTCAGGATTCACCAAATGTAGGCGAAGAAGTGACTGAATATATTTCGCTTACGAATTTTGCAGGATCTGCCTCTAAACCGATTTGGTCAGTTATAAGATATGAATGGATTGGAAAATCGCTTGGTAAAATCAAATTACTCAAAGGCAGCAACCGGGTTTTTGTTACTGAAGATCCAGATAAGGATGGATATGGTGTAATTTTAATAACTTACCAATCGCGTTTTAACAGATATTATCACATATGTAATCAAGAAGCTGACGTTATTGCATATGCAATTGAACTTGGTGGATGGTGGCCCGGTAGTATTTCAGATTCGCAATTAGACCAACTTGGCCAAGATTATACTAATAGAGTTTCGTCAAGTGAATCTGGTGGAACAAGAATCCTTGAGGGCGAAGATGAAGCAGATGAAGCAGCACCAACAATACAAAAAGCCAATTTGGTAATCCAATATAGAAATGATTGCGATCTTGGAGAAAATGATGTGACTATTGTGGTACAAGATGCTATATCTGGGCAAGTAATTCAAGGTGCGTCTGTTTCAATTGATGGAGGAACAAAAAGCGGAGTAACTGGATCAAATGGTGAATGGTATGCCGGTAAGTTATCGACCGGAACACATGCAATTACAGTTGTAAAACAAGGATATCAACCAACGGCAGGCGATATGTTGGCAAATGATAATTTTGAAGTAAGTGCCGATTAAAGGGTGTAAGATGCCACGATATACTATAGAAATATGCCCGAACGAAATATCTGATAATTCACTAGAATATACCAGCGGTCAAAGCATTAAATCACAAAGAATTGACGAAATAGGGATGACATTTGTTGTGGTCCCTATTTGTCCAGTTGGATCAATTTGTACTTCTGGGCAAAAAACAGTTGTCAAATTATGCCCTATTGGTGAAACCTGTGGTTGTAATTATGATACAACAATACAATGGATTGGTCTTGACCAAGACCGTGTAGTAGTTAAATGGGATAACCCAAACAAATGTATTCTTGAAAAAATAGAATTAAAAGCAAAGACTGTCTGGGGAGAAAGCTGGAACACAATAATGAAGTATATTCATACTAAAAATAGTGATCCTGATATTGTTCTTTACCCCGATGGTGATGATAGAAATGCTGATTATTGCCGTGGATGTGGAATTGGTGGTGAAGGAAAGCACCCGCCAGGAACTGAAGAATTTTGGGATATAGGGAAAATTATCCCAGGCATGATGTATCGTGTTGATGGATATTTTAGAAATACATCATGTGGTGGTGTGACACAGCCAGTCCCTATTGGATATTCGCTATACGAAACGCCTGCTCTTACAAGTGGGGTAATAACTCAAGTCTATAATGAAATTCCTCCTAGATACCAAGTGAGTTTGTATTCGAATATAGTGGACGACTACCCATTAACTATTCAATTAAATATGCTTTCAGTTGATTATTATCCATGGTCCGTTGGTGATTCAGTAATGATTTTAAAAGATCAAAAAAGTTATCCTGGTGGTGATCCTATAATCGATAGACCAAACCAAATTGGTGGTCCTGCATATGTTAGATTTAATTCTGGCAACACCCAACGAGATGAAGACGCATTAATAATATCTGCGTATGAAGTTTTGGAGGGTTTCTATGGGTACGTATAGTGCTTTCTCTAACTATGTTGAAAGAATGTCATTTAAACATGCTACAATTCTCGCCATCAATGAGAATAGTATTGATATCAATGTAGATGGAGTTGATTGGGATGGAGTTGATTGGAGATATAATTGCCAGAGTGGTTGGGTTCCTGATGATCCAAGCATCCCTTATTCGGTTGGCGATACAGTTGAAATCGAATGGGATGATTATCTTGGTGAACCTCACTGCGTAATTGGATTTCCAGATGGTGCGCGAAGATGTTTAATGCATGGTTTATTGATATATACTGCTTATCCGTCACCCGATTTAAGAGCATACACACTAGAAGCTTGGATCAATGGTGATCCAATTATAGTATCCAAATGGGAGACGGATGGTACACCAATTGACCCTCCTAGAAATTACAGAATTATACTAAATGATATATCTATAGCATATCAGAACCTCGATGACTATCCTTCGACATATGGACGTATTTTGGATGTAAAGTTTGCAGAAAATAACGTATATAGAATAGGAGTTTTGGTTGACCGGCAAATATCTCCGTATGCAGAAGAAGATGACGAAATGAGATACACTCATTTAGTTTTGACTTATGTGGTAGATCCGGTAACGCTTGAATTAGAACTAGAAGATTATTGGGGGATTGTTGGTCAAACAGGATGCCAAGGTGGTTGTAGCGACGCCGATAAATTAAGGAATAATCCATGGTGCCCAGGCTGGCTTTGTCAGTGCGGTAGTGATGGGGCCAGAAACGGTTGTTTTACTTGCTCTACTAATTATTATTGGTCATATACTGTTTATGCTGATTTGCCTTCACCAAGAGAGTATACCTATATTGACGATCTTTCTAGTCAAAGTACAGGTAGTTGTGGCGGTACATGTTGTGGGGATTGTGTTCAAGGGTTTACACCGGAAAGGATATGGCTTAGTAGCGAACAGGGAACTGAACCTATTATTTTTGCGACAGGTAGAAGAACGGCCCATACAATGGTAATGCCAGGAAGCAATCGCACGAGATCGTACACCTGGGATCACCCAGTATCTCTTACGTTTTTGAATACAGGTGTAACTCAAGAAGGTGGTGTATTTCATCAATATGATGAAACGCAATATTTTGATGTTACTCAAGTAGATAGATGCTATAAGGCCAGATCTAGACTTTCGTATACATTAAGTGGCTATAATTATCCTGCAATGATACCACCAATTGAACATATTTACGAAGGTGATTGGGGAATTTCACAATATGGTGTCGGTAATTGTTATAATGTTGTTGGGCAACAAATCCAAGCACAACTTGTTAGAGCTAATCCAACTGCCTTTACATGTGATTATCTTCATAACTTACTCGGTGATTATCATGATGAATTACCATATCTTGAATTGATATATTGGTCTCAAAAAGCCGGTGGTGCAGCCTCAGAAGACAGAATATGCCTTGCTCCCCTAGGTGGTGAATGCCCTTCTTGTGATCCATCTTGGAGTGTATCATATGATGTTGTAATACCATTGAGTGAAGAATCATATTTTTATAGAAAATATCATTCTTGGCAACGCGGTAATTGCGAAGATGATAGTGACCCTGAAAGTGGTGATTTGAAAACAAGAGGATTTTCCATGACCTACCCAAGTAATCAGGATATAACACCACGATATGCATTTCTTCTTGCTATGCCCGAAATGGCTCTTGTATGGGGCAGAACTACTCTAAATGCACCGTTATTTAGAAGTTATACAACTGCATTTACCGACACAATACATGAGGTTAGATGCCAAGAAGGTCAAACAAATCCCAATTGTTATGACCCGATCACTGCTGAAATGGTTGCTGATGAAGATCTTGGCTATGATGATGAGGATCTTGGATATGACCGTATGTGGTCTATGTTAATACATCCAAGTGGAGGCGGGTGGATAATTAGAGTTGTACGTGATGGTACATTTGACTATTCATTTAGATTTTATGCATTTTCAAAACTAACAGAAGTAGGCGGCAATGAAATCGTCCATGGTGGTTCACCATCATGGAGCAGATCATATGAAAGTAGTTTTTTTGAACCAAAAGGCCATGATGTAGTTGTGTATGACCCATCAATGTAAGGAGGAATAAATGGAAAAGTATTTTGACAGAAATGAAGTAAGGATTGTATTTTGTATTGATGATGAAAAAAATTTACTAACCAACATTAATATTGAAGTAAAAGATCCTGATTTTTTCCCAAAGATTGGGATGAATGAACCAACACTAAAAACTGAAATAAGTGGTTGGTTGGAGTCTATGCAACAAATGGTTATTGGCTTTATGATGCGGGCTCCAAGGAAAATTATTAAAACAAAACCAGATCAAGATCATGGCGAAGATGCTAAATTTGCCCAATCAGTTCAACATAGTCAAAATACTCATATTGAAAAAATAGTTGGGAAGATAGACAATGAGACCACTCCTGCAATTGCTAAATGTTTGAGATGTGGTAGTCAAGTTACCCTTATCAAGGGGTGTTGTGGGGCTGGAGGTAAAAACGTGTATAAAGGTGTGTGTCTGCAATGTGGCAAAACACTAAACTTACCTTCTAATATGGTTGAGAGAAAGTAATGATAGAAATTATTTGCATAAGAGGAAGCGGCGACAAAGAAGCGCCATCGATTAATGACCCATTAATCACGACTATACCGATTGCTGTCCAGCGTGGTAAACATTTTATTGATGAAAATTGGTATAAGGTTCATAAGAAAAGTATTTTGGTTCCATATAAAGATGATTGTTACATTGCAAATATTGTGGAAGTAGTAGAAGGAAATTTAGGAATAGATGCAAAACATCAAATTGTGGAGCATAATATAAAGATTACTGCTGGAGGGATATGGTCTACAATAAGTGTAGAGACTTACGTGCCAGGTGAAGAAATATGAAGAAACTTATAAAATCGATTGCAAAACAAACCCAAATAGATAATATTGCAGATGCTACTGTCACTGCAATAAATATTGACGGGACATATGATATCAGATTAGGAAGTGGTGCAATTAAAAAGAAAGCATTAGATATTTCTGGTGATTCGTCCATAGGCATTGGCGATATTGTAAATGTCAGTATGGTTAGCGGTAATCGAGAAACGGCAAAAATTCTAGGGAAAAGACCTCGAAGCAGTAGAACTAGACGAACATTTTATGTGTAAGGAGAGTATGCTATGAGAATAGAATTAATAAATATGCCTTTTGCTAATGTTTATCATCGAAGACTTGACCCTCCTTTATTTTTACTTCAACTTGCTCCTGTTCTGGAAGAACAAGGATTCAAGGTTAGAATTAACGATTTAAATGGGCTAGATAAAAGCCAATGGTGCTTTGGCCATTGCGTAGTCTATGTTATATACATAGACAATGATAAATATGGCCTTACAAAGAAAATAGTATCGCAGTGTAAGGCAATTAATCCATCAGCCACTATGGTTGCCTGTGGTAGTGGTCCATCTAAAAATATTATTAAGTTCATAAATGACGATGGGTTTAACGTGGTGATACGTGGTGAACCAGAAACAGCCATTAAAACATTCATGAACGATTATATTAATTCTCGTAGTGAAATGGGCAAAGTATACAAGGTTGATGTAAAAGACATTAATCGTCTCCCTCTACCAAGCAGGCATCTTGTGGATGTGAACGGATATTATCGAAAACTTGATGGACGGAAAGCTATTATGATTTTGGGGAGCAGAGGTAGTCCTTACAGACCAACTTGGATGTGTGCTGGCCACAAAGTTTTTACAACATCAAGAATTATGAATGAAACAGAGGCAATTAACCATGCCTATGGTGTTAAATCATTTTTCTTTGGTGATGAGGCATTTTGTTTTGATAAACAAAGAGCAGTCACGCTAGCAAAATTAATGCATGAAAAGAATTTCACATTTGGCTTTAATGATAATATTCAAAATGTAAACATAGATTTATATAAAGAATTGGCAAGCCTCGGATGTAAAGAAATCATGCTCAATCTTTTTGGTAACAAATCGGCATCTTATGTAGATTCTATGAGATCAAAAATTGAAGAGGATACCGGAATCAAGGTAATCCTGCGGAAAGAATCAAAATATGGTAAGAGCTATAATAGCAGGAAAGGAATAGATGAGCATGGAGAAGAAACCGGATCTTGATTCTGGAGTGATGGGTAGGGTAAGTATAATCATACCAACATACAAACAGCTAGTTTATATTAAAGCATGTTTGGAATCTATTATATCCTATACCATATATCCAGATTATGAAATCATTGTTACCGATGATGCAAGTGGAGTACCAGAACTTGAATCATATCTTAAAAAAATGGCCGATGACGGAAAGATCAAACTCTTTTTGCATAAAGAAAGAGCGCAAGTTAGGAATGTGGTTAAGGTTTTTCCTGAATCGACTGGCCAATTCATTTGCTGGATGAATGATGATATTGAAATTCCAGTTGAGTGCAATGATTGGTTAACGATTCTTGTTAAGGAGTTGAAAGAAAGATGCAATACTACTGCTTCAGTTACTCCTATGATGTACCATAGTAAAGAGAATAAAACTGTTTACTGGGCCGGTAAGAAAATAGAGAATTGGAGAGAATCATATCATGATTTTTTGCACGAACCTTTTGGCAGTAGTAAACTACCAAAAGAACCTGTTGAATGTTGCTATAATACGTTTGGTTGTTGTTTGACTTGGAGATCATTGGTTGAGGCGATACCTCTTGGTATTCAAACTAGTCATTATGGTGTTGATTCTGAATGGTGTTATTCTGTAAGAGATAAAATTGGATTGACTCATTTTATGATACCGACTACATATGTTTAT